AGACAGAGCAAGTTCTCATTGAACGCAAGTCTTCTGTGATCAGACAGCATCTCGTTAATGCAACGTACAGTGGTACGAATGGCGATGAGCAGGGCGGATCGACATTCCCGTCAAAAACTCTCACATCTCCAAATCTCCCTAACTTAGATTGCAAGTATGGACAATGAAGTTAGAGTGTATCTTGAACAAATTTTTGGGTCCGGGGCTTGGAACATTCTTTCTGGTTCGATTCCACCAGATGAGGCAAAAAAAGTTGAGAAATCTACTGAGGACTTCGTTAGAAACTTTTGTATCCCATTCGAATCTGCAACAAAAAAGATAACAAATAATCCTGAATTGGTAGCTCAGCTGGCAAAAAAGTTGTCAGAAACAAAATTAGATTAATGGCAACTCTGACAAATGATCCAGCGATAAAACCTGCTCGCAGAGCCACGCTGGGAACTCTTCTAAAGGTCGGACCTACTGCTATTGCACGTGGCGCTGCAGAGCTATCGTCATTTGATTCTGGATACAACGTAACTTCAGACGGTGCGAAACTTAAATCAGTACTTCCAGGATTCACAGAGCTGGCTCTAAAAAGAGTCGAGGCACGTGAACTTGAGGCTGGAAACATTCTTGAATCTCTCCTGTCGTCGCCGGATACTGGCGTTACAGAGATTTCGATCACAGATTCATGGGGAAATATCAACTCAGATCTGCAGCCGTATGATGGTCCTCTCGTTCCAGGAGGGATGCTTGTACTCGCAACCACTCTTACGCTGGCAGTTGGAACTTCTCTTACACTACTTTCAAACCTTGCAGGAATTGCAACTGGACGACAGGTTGAACGTACCGGGCCGAACGGACGAGGCTACAAGGGAAAAAGCTATAAATTTGCAGATGGTAATGGAGGACTATTTTCAACAGATAGCATCAAATCGTACATCACGGACGCACTTGGTATTCGTCCGACAACTCGCGATTATTTCGAATGCGTGAAAGCAGGTTTTGCAACTGTCGTTGGAGCAGATATATCTGGAGGTGGTCTTCTACAACAGCTCACGCAATCTTTCAAAAAATTGGCAGAGTCTCCTGGATATTACGTTGTTCTGTTTCGTACTGTCACTCGTGATGCTGTTAGACTTGCTGACGTTGTAAAATCAATGGGGTCATCGCCTCTTCAAATCGTTGATGGCGTCGCAGACGTGATAAGATTTATTAGAGGATCGAAGATCATCGCAATGATGAATGTTTTTGCAATGATCGGCGATCTCGCGCTTGCTGCAAAAGATGCAAGGGAGCGTATTGGAAGTCTAGACAACGAAGAGTATCCAATCGATGCTCCAAAAGCAGAGTTTATAAGAGCATATGCTGGAAATTCTGGTAAGAAGCTCGCATGGGCCGGCGATCGTGCAAGATCACATCTTTTGCTTCCTGAGAGAATTCTTGCAGCGCATCAAACATTCGCAAGGGATCGATCATACATGGCTGCAACGTCTCTCAAACTACAGAGAATGTATAATCCTGCAATTGATCACGACTCTCTAACACTCACAGATCAAGATATCAGCAACCGTGGCAGAATCGCGGATGATTTGAGAATTGAAATTGAAAAGCAACTCGATTCTCAATACGTTCCATTTTACTTTCATGATGTTAGAACAAACGAAATAATCTCGTTTCATGCATTTTTGACATCGCTCACTGACGATTATTCTCCATCGTGGGATGGTACAGATCCGTATGGAAGAATCGATCAAGTAAAAATTTACAAAAGCACTGGTAGAAAAATATCTGTCTCGTTCTATGTTGTCGCAACGAACGAAGAAGATATGGATGAGATGTATCTGAAGATTAACAAACTTGTCACGATGGTGTACCCTCAGTGGTCTCGCGGAGATATGTTTGCAACTTCGGATGGCAACAATCGATTCACTCAACCCTTTACTCAGACTCCAACTGCGTCTCCGCTTATCAGAATGAGACTGGGAGATTTGATTCAGTCGAACTATTCAAAATTCGCGCTAGCGAGATTGTTTGGTGCAGGAGAAATAGGCGCACTCAAAATCAATGGAAATGAACTCACTCAATCTCAGGTTGACGAAGTTTCAAAAGACATTCAAAGAGATATCGTTTCTCAATCTGAGCGTTTGCAATCATCTGGTGGCACAAACAGAATCGTATTTCAAATAAGACCATCGTACGGGGGTGTGCCTATCGAATCAATGAGATCTGGAGGGATAAAACTGTCAATTCCTCTGCCGATTCCATCTGCTGGAGGAGGAATTGACACGATATCATTTCCCGCTCACGAGCTCGAGGCTTTGAAAGTTAAGGTCATATCTGTGAGCTCAGATGATATGGCTGAAATTCAGTTTCAGATCAGAGATTCATATTCAGGAAAGATTCCAACTCTTGAAGACAAGATTAATACGATTGCATCGAAAACGTATGTTGTGCCGATTCACTATCTTCAAGAGATATCAGCATCTGATGGCACGCTTAATCCATCATCGAGTCCATATGATACGTCTGTGATCGAATTTTTCTCTGAAGAAAAGAACACGATTGTGAGATCTTTTAAATCGTCTGGTGGTAGAGGAATCGCTTGTACAATAGACTCGCTGAACCTTGACTGGTGGGATGGTAATAAAATCGGATGGGAGACGTATTCAATTGGAAAATGCGCTCCAAAGATGTGTCTTGTAAAAATAGCTATAACGCCGATCCACGATATTGCACCGGGAATCGATCACCGCGGATTCAATAGAGCTCCAGTGTATCCTGTTGGTTACTTTGGTCACGATTCAATCAAATCAGGAGAATTAGATGGCATTCAGTAGATACGCTAGATCAGCCAGATTGGGCCAGGGATCTTATCTCGGCACATCGGCCGCTCAGATAACGATCAGGAGAGCAGTAGAGCAGAGCGCGGTCGATTACAGACAGTTTGTCTCGAGAGAGGGAGACCGTCTTGAGACGCTTGCAAATCAGTTCTATGGATCAGGTGATCTCTGGTGGGTCATAGCAGCTGCCAGTGGCATTGGCTGGGGGCTACAGATGCCTCCAGGAACACTCTTGAATATCCCTGATATAGGTCAGGTGGCTCAACTTGTCGGGTGATCTAATATGAACAGCGTATCGCCAGTATCGAAACTCTCTGAGATCTACAGGTACATCTCTCCGAAAGATTTTGCAGGAAATCTCGCAAACTATGATGTAACTCCATCTGGTCTCGTACCGAACAAATCTGAAGAGGTTACCGGAGACATTGTACCATTCCTTCAGGGACTTGTCGTAGAAACAAGCAACAATGGTGCTGCTTCAAATGCTGATATTATCGATTCAGTCACGGCATATCTTGCCGGCGCCTCTACTGATGTTGTCAAGGAGTTTACAAAAAGATTCCTATGCATATCTGACACGCCGGTACCATTCAACTCTGACATTCAAAAACTAAAGAATTTCAAACTTTCAACTCTTATGAACGGAAGTGGAGAGAGAGTTGAGTGCTCTACGTACATGATCGGAACTCAGAAAGTAAACATCAATCTGAGAAACACGAATGATATCATGACATTCTCTCGTGCAATACCAACGCACGAGATGTCGAGATGTGTTCCACATCTAAGGGTACGATTTCTTTATCCATCCGACTCAAGCGGTAGAAATCCAGATGGAAAGCTGCTCTCACCAGGAATATTGAAATTTCTGAGAGGCGGGGTCAGCATCTCAGACAGATCTGCCGATCTTGCAATGACAGATCCCACGCTAAGACTCAGCGCTGACTCTGAACTCGGTCTGACGGGCGCAGCTGCAATACGAGGGTCTTCGAACGGGGGCGGAATGGACATGTTCCTCATGCCGCAGACACTACAAAATTTCGAAGAGACTGGGCTCGTCGATGGCAGGTTCAACTCTGTAATTGATCCCACACGCCCGTTCATGTCTCTTGAGGAGCTCTCTGTGAAGTGTGTGACTCAGCAAGCAGGTATGGGTCAGTACAAGACTGCCGAGCTGTCTCTCGTTCTCCACGATAGATCACGTCTACCAGATATTGCTCATCTCATCAAGCCAGATGCTTACGGGAAGACAATGCTCGATATTGAGTACGGTTGGTCTCATCCCGACGGGATCGGAAGCGATAACATCTACGGTGAGTTTATCAACAGGATCAAATCGAGAGAGATATACATGATCAGGAATGCTGGATACGGCATTACGAACACTGGCGAGATGAAGATAACGCTTCATCTCGCAATGAAAGGCGCGACTGAGATGCTGAGATCTCGCATAAGCCAGTTCGATTACGAGAAAGATCTGAGAGTTCTAACAAATACAATTAGCGAACTCAGGAGAGCGCTCAATCTCAGTGTGCCTGGAGATCCGAGAGTAACTCAGATTCTCGATGCAGCTGAGCGTGGTGAGAGACCTGCAGATAGTGCAAATTTTCAAAAAGAACTCGATGGACTCCTCTCTGCTCTGAGATCGGGATCTTACGCCAGAAAAGGTACTGATGGTGCGTCTGCATCGATCGCTGGGTCTGCTGCGCAAAAACTTGCTGACAAGCTGAAAGAGTTGTATCTCAATCCGGATCCTGGAAATACAAAATCGAAACTTACGTTCAAAGAGAGCAGACAAAAAATTGCCGTAGAGACGATCAGAAAGAAATTCGTTCAGTGCGAGACAGGAATCGACCCATTTTTCCCAGATCCCGCAGATAAGGAAAAATACCCTGCTTTTGCATACAGCCTCGACACTTATAACAAGGGTACAAAAGACGATCCAAACGGTCGAAATTCGATCGTATCTTTTGGAAAGTTGTTCTGCACTTTCGCTCTTGGTTCCATAAGAGACACACTGAAGGAGGAGATTGATGAAATACAAGTTTTCTTTTACCCATTCAGTACCGGCGCCGGCCGTGCTAGTGGGTCTCCAATCGGAATGTTTCCGATTGAAACTTCTGTTATTGACAGAATCATGCAAGACAGGGCTCAGAAAACGATGAACGCAGACATGAGCGTTTACGATTTTTTGAATCTCGTGAATGACAAGATTTTTTCCGATCCAAGAACATTTGCATATGGACTCTCAGACCTCTACATGCCGAGAACTGCAGATGAAAAAGAAGCACAGCTGAATACAAAAGTTGTCAAGGATTATCCTGCGCTCTCTCGTGCTCTTGATGAGAGATTGAATCAGTTTGGTGGTACATTCAAGGCTCCTGTTATCAAGATCATTCCTGAGACATTCCCGAAGCGACTGGGTCAGTATGCAGTTGATCCTAACAGATTGATTCTACGACTTCATGTTTCGATGTGCAAGCTGATGCTAACGATGCTGCGATGTCAGTCCTCAAGTCGCTGTCTCTTTCACCGACTGCATTTGTACCTGGAGCATCATCTCAAGATGATAGCGTAAAGCAGTTCATCGAAAATTTCAAGACCGCAACTGCAAATCTTGTAGGTTTGGGATTCAAAGATATCTCAATTAATCAGTCATCTGTAGGAAAACAGAATTTTCTTTCCGTTGATGGAAATCCTGAGCTCATCAAGGCTGCAATTACGAAGCTACTGCCTACGATATCGATCGGAGGAAACGCATCGATCGTTACAAACATACAGCTCAGTCCGCAGCAAAATGCTCTCATATCATCTGCAAATATGAGAGCAAACGGAGGAGGGCCCGGGTTCAGGCCCAACGGGTCAGCCGCAGGTGGCTTGCCACTCAGCGTCATACCTGGAGAGATGAGTCTGTCAACGCTGGGATGTACATGGGCGACGATTGGTCAGAGAATATTTGTCGACTTGAAAACTGGAACGCAGCTCGATAATGCATACGTGTGTACAGGGATCGATCACAAAATTGGTCCTGGAAAATTCGAAACGAACTGGAAGTTCGCGTGGTACGATGCGTACCCAGCGTATACTTCATTCGTAAGATCAATGCAACAAGTAAACAGATTGCTTGAAAAAGCTTCCGCGTGATAAATTTCTGTAAATCTTAAATTCTTAATTGATCTTAAGATTTAAGTGAATCAATTCTTCATTGACTCAGATCTAACAAGCAAGATATCAAATATCAAAATTCAAATTGATACTGAGCATGGGAAATTTAAGAGAGTACAAAATCCATCTGGTTATGCATACACACGTACGGATGCTCATGTACGTGCAAGCTTGCAAGCCCTGGCATGGTCTCATGGGGTACATGTCGATGTGACGTCACCTGTACCTGAGACTGTACTTGCCGGTCTTGGAGTATTTGATGTTTGTCCTGCACACGTGATCAAACCATGGCTAGATTCAGTTCTGAAGCAAGTGAGAGAATATTCTGAGCTATCAAATGAGTATTGCGAAAATGTGTGGAAGCGACACATGCATTTTGCAAGCAAATTTGCTCAGCTACCCGGTCGACCATCTCCGGTTTACGATTTTATCTCATCAAAGACCGGTCGACCATCTGTGATATCCGGGCACAATTACACGAATGAGACGTGGTCATCTCGAGTATATGCAATTTCGAACAATGGATGCCTGTATTACGTCGATATGAGCGAGTTCGAGGCAAGAGTACTCGGCGCAAGAGTTGGAATCGATTTTGGGGGATCTGATGCGTATATGACTCTAGCTGAGATGGTTGGTATACCTGGACAGAGAGATGATGCCAAGCTGACAGTCCTGGCATCAGTTTTCGGAGCGGGAAAGAATTTCACTGAGTCGAAGAACCTGTCACTCAGTACTCTCGGTAGCGTAAGGAGCATCTTCAAAATCGATGAGCTAGCTCACTCGTCCGGACCAATCGTGACTCCACACGGCAGAAAAATTGCAAAACCAGAAGCACGGCTCGTACCATCTTGGTACACTCAAGCAACGGCAGTAGACATTGCGTGGCAGAGATTTGAAAACACAGCAGAATTGTTTCCATCAAAATTCGATACGATCGCAATCGTGCATGATGCATGCATTATCGATGCTCCTGTCGGAGCAGAAAAGAGACTCACGAAGTATTTTGCTCAGACTCTCATCGATCCTGTTACTGGCGTTAGTTTCCCAGTCAAAATTAAAAAGTTGAGTGATGTAAAGAATGTCAAGCGAGAAGTACAATCTGAACAAGATGGTACAATCTCTCAGTGAGAGTCAAATACTCAGCAATTATGCTGCATACAGCAAGCTGCTGATCGCAACTGCTCTTCCGAATCAAAAAGCTGGTGTCGAGTCTCTTCTCTCTCATCTTGAAAATCGATTGGCACTGTGTCCTGGATCGTCGAAGATTGCATATCATAATGCATTTCCCGGGGGTCTTGTCGATCACTCTCTACGAGTTGCGAAGCTTGCAAAGCAATTTGTTACTGGTATGCAGATGACTGGAATTCCTATCGCTCGTCTCATCTTTGCGTGTCTCTTGCACGATCTTGGGAAGGTCGGCGATGAACGAGATGAGTACTACATTCCTCAGACAAATGACTGGTTTCGCGGAAAGGGAGAACCCTATCAGATTAATCCTGCAATTCGGTACATGGCAACACAGCAAAGAAGCGTGTACCTTTGTCAGTATTACGGTATTCAGCTCTCTCATGAGCAGTATCTTGCGATTCTCCTGAACGATGGTCAGTATTCGAAGGATAATGCTGCGTACGCAATGAAAGAGCCTGAACTTGCAACCGTGCTCCACACTGTGGATCTTCTTGCAACGAAGATTGAAAAGGGAGAATTTATGAAGTCACAAGATTCTGAATTTGACTCGACAGAGTTAGATATTATATGCAAGTGAAGCTTGAGGACCTCATCAGAGAGATCATTATACAAGAGTTTGTAGCTCTTGCAGGTGGTGCGGTATCAGGTTTCATTGCTCCAGTAGAACAAACACAAAGCAAAAAATCGTCAGTAAAACCAAAAAAGAAAAAAGAAGATAAAAGCAATGGCAATCGACATTAACGCTCTCCGCGCTCGTCTGGCTGGTATCGAAAACGCTAACAAGAGGAAGTCGAACATCAAGTTCTTCCGTCCTGAGGTTGGTGAGTACACTCTCCGTGTTATTCCCTGGCTCGATACTCCCGATAACGATCCTTTCAAGAATCTCAAGCTTCACTACCTCGTGAAGCCACGCCTTGTCTCGCCGGCGTCTTTTGGTAAGACGGATCTCATCATCGAGCTAGCCAAGGAAATCAAAGCAGATCGTTCTGACCCCGATGGCTGGAAGAAAGCCCGTAAGCTCGAGCCGGCTGATACTTGGTATGCTGCTGTTCTCGATCGTGCAAAGGAGGCCGATGGTCTACATCTCTGGTCCTTTAACATCTACATCTGGAAACGTCTCGTGTCGTTCTTCCTCGAAGAGGACACACAGGAGTGGCTTGATCCCAAGAATGGCTTCGATCTGAAGCTGAAGGTCGCTCCTGGCAAGAAGATGTACAACGGTAAGCCTGTGAACGAGACAACGATCGATCTCGCCAGGAAGCCCTCTCCCGCCCTGAAGGATCCTGCCGCGCTGAAGAAACTTGTTGAGTCAATGACTCAGTTCACGGCTGACTTCTCTGCAGACAATCAGCCTGCAACAGACGCAGAGCTGCAGCATGCTCTCGATACGTTTTTGAGTGAGCAAGATGCAGCTGCTGGTCTGCCTGCGAAGGACAAGACTGATGAGGGTACGAGCTCCCGGGGTCCTGCAAAAGCTGCTCCTTCGGGTGGTTCGAATACGTCTTCTGCAGTTGATGCACTAGACAGCGCCGTCGATGATCTCTTGAACTTATTGGCTTGACCAGCAGATAATGCTGGTATGGCAGCCAAGAAAAAAGAATTCATCCCGGTTCTTAACGAAGCGGTCGACGGTATTGATGCCGCGTCGACCGCTGAGTTCGTTAAGCAGATTAACCGTGAGATGGGAGACCGTGTAGCATTCAATCTCGCGGAGGGAGAGGCACCAACAATCATCAAGCGTTGGATTCCGACCGGTTCCACTCTCATTGATTACATGATCGCGAATCGTAAAGGCGGAGGTCTACCAGAGGGAAGAATCATCGAACTCTCGGGCATGCCCTCAACTGGCAAGTCTCACATTGCGTACGAGATTGCAAAGAACGTGCAGAAAATGGGCGGTCTCGTCGTGTACATCGACACTGAGAATGCGACTCAGATCGATAAACTCCATGAGATGGGTCTCGATGTCAGGAACCGTTTTATCTACTGCGATACGCACTGCACGGAGGAGGTCTTCGAACTCATTGAGAAGACGATCACGAAAGCAAAGCAAGTCATTGGGAAGAAGAACGTTCCATTTCTTGTCATTTGGGACTCTGTCGCTTCGACATCACCAAAAGCAGAACTAGAGGGAAATTACGATAAGGACACAATCGGTCTCCAGGCGAGGGTTATCAGTAAATGCATGAGGAAAATTACGGGAGTACTCGGTGAGAATAATGTAACCCTTCTGTGTCTCAACCAACTCAGGACGAAGATTGGTGAGATGTTCGGAGATCCCATGTCATCTCCTGGAGGAAACGCTATTCCATTCCACTCAAGTGTGAGATTGAGACTTTCTTCTGGTCAGCCAGTCAAGAACAAGAAGGGCGAAATCATCGGGATCAAGGTGATTGTCACTCTCAAGAAGAACAAGGTTGCATATCCTCACCGCAAGTGCGAATTCGAGATTCATTTCGGACGCGGAATCTATGAATCAGAAGCACTATTCGATGTGCTCAGAGAGTGGTGCATTGAGCACACAGGAGCAAAGATCGGAGATGCGTACGTTTCGGTCAGCGGTGATGGTGCATGGAAAGAGCTCATTGTCGCAACAAAAGATGGAGAAGTACTTGTTGAAAAGAAGTTCTATAAACACGAGTTCAGCGAGGTAATGTCTGATCCGAAATACCTCCCCTACGTATCAGTACTCATTGATGCTGCGCTTGTAATAAAGCCAGACCTAGGTACACAAACAAATAATGGAAGCCCATCAGAAGGTGAATCAGACACCACAGCAGCCCCAAACTAACGTCAGGATTCAGCTCATAGACAGTGGCTGTGCTCTCGAAAAGGGAACACAGCAATCTAGCGGTTGGGATCTCAAATCTCGTGTTGACATTACGATTCCGAACGGTTCAACTTGTAGAATTCCTGTTGGAATCTCTCTTGGACTCCCAAATTTTTGGGAGGCCCAAATCAGATCTCGCTCATCCTCGCGATCGAAAAGAATGATTGTTGAGTGGGGAACGATCGATGCAGATTATAGGGGAGAGGTAGAAGTACAGGTAACCGCAGACAAGGGTCCCGTGAAGATAGAAAAATATCAGAGGATCGCACAGCTTGTTTTTGTACCCGTTCCACCTGTAAATTTGCAGTATACAACTGACGTGATTGGTGAAGTTACAGAAAGAATTGGCGGTTTCGGTTCAACTGGCTCGTAAGCCACTAATTTTATTCCACATTGCAGTTTGATCCCCATGCAGTGACTCTCGATAGTTGTGCATGGGATGGTAAAGATGAAGTGCACTTGTTATAAAATTAACCATGTCAGAACCCTCTCCTAGGCCGATTCTTCTCGTTGACGGTCTCAATCTGTTCATAAGATGCTGGTGCGCGTATCCTGCTGTCTCAACTCATGGTGGGCAGCTGGGAGGCGTTGTCGGGTTTCTGAAAACTCTCAACAGGCTCGTGTCTGATAATTCTCCACAGAGAGTCATCATCGCATGGGAGGCTGGCGGATCTCTGCGTCGCAGAGGAATAGACCCCAATTACAAGAACCAGCGCCGACCTGAGAAGCTCAACAGATTTTATGGAGATGATATCCCTGAGACACACGAGAATTGGCAGCACCAGCTCACAAGTCTTGTGAAGATATCAGAGTGTCTCCCGGTCACTCAGGTTTATGTCGAGGACTGTGAGGGAGATGACGTAATATCGTACTGTGCAACATCGATCAGAGGAGTCAACAAGATCATTGTCTCATCAGACAAAGATTTTTATCAGCTCCTTGACTCAGAAACAAAACAGTACTCTCCTCACAAAAAGTGTTTCATAACTCAGGATGACGTTCTGAGAGACTTTTCGATTCATCCTTGCAACTTTGCAATCGCGAAGGCAATCTGCGGAGATCCTGGAGATAACGTTTCAGGAGTCCCACGAGTGGGATTCAAGAGTCTCGCAAAACATTTTGACATTCTTAAATCGAGCACGCCACTCATTCTTCCCGACGTTGAAACTTGGGCTGCTGCTCATAGAGATGAGTCTGCAATCATCAAGAGTGTGTGGGAAAACTGGGATATTGTCCAGAAGAATTGGAAACTTGTCTTTCTTGGAATTGGCGCTCTATCTCCACAGCAGATAAAGAGGATTGATCAATGTTTGGGAGTGGTACCACAACCAAGTCTGGTCAAGTACTTCGGACTGCTAAAAGAGATCGGAACATCTGACATTGGAGTACATTCCACGTTCCAAACGCTGAAGCAAATAGGTGATAATTGACTGAGAATTTTGGTAAGTACGGTATCGATTTCCAAGAAAAGATTATGCAAGCTCTGCTCGTTGATCGAGCATGGGCTCAGCAGATGATGGAGGTGTTCAAACCAGATTTCTTTGAGAGAAAGCATCTCGTTTACCTTTCGAACAGATACTTCGAGTACTGGAAGCAATACAAAGTCTTTCCGACATTTGAACTTCTCGTTGTCATCATCAAAGATGAGCTGAAGTCTGGTATTGACGCTGAATTGAGAATTCAGATTGTCGATTATCTCAAGCGCATTAAAGATAATCCCAACTCTGAAGATCTTTCCTACGTGAAGGATAAGTCTCTCGATTTCTGTAAGCGTCAGGGATTGAAGACTGCAATGCTCGAGGCAATCGAGCTGATCGAAGATCAGCGTTACGAGCCCGTTGTCGATATCATCAAGAAGGCTGTCTCTGCGGGTACATGCGAGTCTCTGGGACACGATTTCTTCGAAGACAGAGATGCTCGCTACGTTGAAGATTACCGTGAGTGCGTTCCAACCGGCATTCCGGAACTCGATTCAAAGGGTGTTTTCAATGGTGGATTGGGCAAGGGTGAACTCGGAATTGTCATTGGTGGCACCGGCGCAGGAAAATGCACTCAGAAGAACGCCACTGTAAACATCAGGTATACAGCGATTGATATCGATGGTACGATTTACAATCCATGGGATATCGTATCAACGAGAAGAGGAAAGATTCTTGCAAAAGATGTCACGTCAAGAGACGAACTCATCTGAACAGATTCCGGAGTGTCAGATCTGCGGAATGACTTCACGCAATCTGATTACTCACATTACACGTACTCACAAGATCTCATGCAGTGAGTACGCTTCACAATATCCAGGTTCAAAAATTTTTCTTGTTAGGAAAAAAGAAAAGAAGCTTTCGCAGAGGCAGCAGCATGTAATTGAACTCAAATCGCTTGGTACGAGTCCGCTTACGTGCAGACTGTGTGGATTCGAGTCTTACATGTCACTCACCTCGCACATTACGAAAATTCATAAATTTTCGATGGCTGAGTACAGAAAAAAGTTTCCAGAAGATGTTATTCAACGAGGCTGTCCGACAACAAATGAAAAGAACAGAATCGCACAAAAAGAACGTTTGAAAAATCCTGATTTGCGTGAAAAATGGGACAAGCAAAGATTTCTTCCTCCTACCATGAAGGAATTTTGGATAAAAAAGGGTCTGTCTGAGACAGACGCGGAAATAAAAGCGCGTGAAATGCGCGATAGAATATCAAAAATTCCTGTTAGCGCTTCAACACGATCAAAACTGTCAGAAAAATCGCGTGGAATTAAAAATCCAATGTCGATTGAATCCATTGCGGCTCGTCATCATGTTACGCCCGATGAAGCGAGCGCATTCACTCCGTGTTATCGTCGCAGTGGAAGTTTGCATCCCATGTACGGAAAACATCATACTGAAGAAAGTCTACAGAAAATTGCAAACGCAGATCATCTAAAACGTCCAAAATGGTCGTCGAAGGGTGAAAAAGAACTAGCGAATTTTTGCAATTCTCTAGGCGTTACGTATGAAAACGTAAAAATTGGAAGATATAACGTAGATGTTCTATTCGCTG